TCAGAGCGTGTAGCAAAAGGTGACACAATTCGTGCATCTTTCACTCGCGAAGTATCGGCGCAAGATATCACCGAGTCTATGACGATTCCAGAAGGAACAGATCAGACAGTTGATAACAAAACCATGACGATTAGCAAGTCACGATCAGTTCAAATTCCCTATACTGGTGAAGATCAGCGGCATTTGAACAACGGTATCGGCTTTCAAACCGTATATGGCGATCAAATTGCTCAGGCAATGCGAGTTATCTGTAACGAAATTGAGTCAGATATGGCTGACGAAGCATACAAAAGTTCTTCTAGGGCTTTTGGTACTGCTGGCACTACGCCTTTTGCCTCTAACTTCAACGAAGTTGCAGAGCTGCGACGCATCTTGGTAGACAACGGCATGCCTGTTGACGATGGCCAAGTTTCTGTTGTTTTAAATACAGCAGCAGGCGTAAAACTGCGTAATCTGGCAAGCCTTCAGCAAGTAAATACTGCTGGCAATGACAGTCTGTTACGTCAGGGCGAGTTGCTTAATTTGCAAGGCATGAGCTTAAAAGAGTCTCATCAGATCAAGTTGCATACTGCCGGAACTGGCGCTGGTTACTTGTTAAATGATGCTTCTTCAGCAGTCAAAGACACGTCAATCGTAGTTGACACTGGCACCGGCACAATTTTGGCTGGCGATATTGTCACCTTTGCAGGCGATGCTGATAATAAGTATGTCGTAAATACTGCGTTAAGCGCTAATAGCTTTTCGATTGGAACTCCCGGCTTGCGTGTTGCACTACCAGACAGTAATGCAATCACCGTAGGCGGCGACTACACGGCAAACATCGCTATGCACCGACGAGCAATGGAGCTTGCTATCCGAGCACCTGCTGTTCCTCAGTCTGGCGACGCTGCAATTGACTCGCTTTTGATCTCAGACGAGAGAAGCGGCCTAACCTTTGAGGTGCGTGTTTACTCTGGTTATCGTAAGACGATGATTGAAGTAGCAGCAGCTTGGGGCGTAAAAGTTTGGAAACCCGACATGGTTGCCACTCTGCTAGGCTAATAAAGCGGAATCGTATGGGGGTCTTATGGCCCCCTTACACTTTTGAGAGGATAAAATGGCGCATCCTGAGATAATAATCGAAAACGGCACAGGTGTGGCTGGTGCCAATTCATACATCACAGCAGCGGAATGGAATGATTGGACAGACGCTCGCGGCATTGCCCATTCGCATAGCACAGAGCAAATTGAGCATTATATATTTCGAGCGATGGACTACTTTGAGAACCTAAACTTTTTGGGGCGCAAGGCTACTGATTCTCAGCCTTTGCAATGGCCCAGAGTGGAAGTGATTATAGATACTTACTCTATCGACTCAGATATCATCCCGCAGCAAGTAAAAAACGCCGTTTATGAGCTGGTCAAGCTAGAATCAGATGGTGATTCGTATTTGTTGCCGCAAAGCCGTCAAGCTGTAAAGGAAAAGATTGGTGACATTGAAGTAACTTACAAGGATAGCGCAGGCATGCGGAGGTCTACACCAGCAGTTTCCAATGCGCTTAGAAAGATTACAGAGCCAGTTGACATGGTATCGAGAGCCTAATGGTCAATTATGCCGACCTAGCAAAGACAGCGGGCAGGTTGTTGACCTCGTTTGGAGAAGATGCGGTGTTTAGCAGAACATCGGGAGCTACTTTTAACCCGACAACCGGGTCTTTTACTGGCGGGACTGTGACTCAGTTTACAAGCAAGGCCGCACGTTTTGACTATAATGTCCGAGAAATTGATGGTGAAAATGTTTTACGAGATGATTTTAGGCTGATCGTAGAAGTAAATGGCGGGACACCTGAAGTTGATGATGATTGCTTGTTTAACTCTACAACTTACAGAGTTATGAGCGTTAAAACGTTATCGCCCTCTGGCGAGGATATATATTATGAGCTTCAGCTTAGACGTTAGTAAGTTTGCCGAAACAACTGGCAGGCAAATACAAGAAGTGCACAATTTACTAACAATAGACGTTTTTAATAAAATAATCATAGCAACGCCAGTTGATACTGGAAGGTTGCGCGGAAACTGGTTCCCAAGTCAATTAGATATAAACTTTCAGCCGCGCCTAAACGAAGACCCGTCAGGAGCATCGGCGACTAATAATATTCAACAAACATTTGCCAAATCAAAAACCTACAGACATTTCCTGAAAAACCCTTTGCCTTACGCTCCCGTCGTAGAGTTTGGGTTGTATCCAAATCCACCAAAAACACCAGCTTTGCGTCAACAACCGCCGGGAAAAACTAAAAACGGCTTTTCCACGCAAGCTCCAAAAGGGATGGTCAGGGTAACGTTAGCTGCATTTGAGACAGCGCTAAATAAGGCTGTAAATAAAGCAAAGGCAATTAAATGAGCACAGTATTTTCCGACATTAGCGCAGCGTTAGACAATCGATTATCTACTTTTTCGGGGTCAGATCCTATTGCTTGGCCAAATACTGAGTTTCAGCCAACATTAGGCGTTATTTATTTACAGCCAACAAATTTGCCTGTTGAATCTAACCAAATCGGGTTGGGTTCATCTGGCCTAGATAGTCACCGGGGCATATATCAAATTGATATTGTAGCGGCGGCAGGCGAAGGAAGGGGTGCGGCAGAAGCAAAAGCAGATGCTGTATCGGATCATTTCGCAAGAGGCACTGATCTGTTATATAATGGGATCAAAGTGCGCTTGGGTAATGTTTCGCGCAATCAAGGTATAACCGTAGGCGATAGGTACGTTATTTCCTTAACAATCAATTACTTAGCAAATACAGCCCCGAGGTAAATTATTATGACAATTGCAACAGGAGCGCGACACAATCTTAGTTATAAGGTGGAATCTGTTTATGGCACATCACCGACAGGCCCATATCAAGAGATAAGGCACACGGGCACAACATTGGGCCTAAGCAAAGACGCTATAGAAAGCGAAGAATTGCGCGAAGATAGACAAGTAGCGCATTTCCGACATGGCACTAAAAGCGTCGGAGGCGATATTAATTTCGAGCTTTCTTACGGAAGTTTTGATGATTTATTAGAAGCTACGTTGTGCGGAACTTGGGCGCTTGGAGTTGACGAATTTGGAGACCCTGCGCCGGCTGGCGTCGATACACTAGAGCCGGGTTCAACAGCCAGATCTTTTACTATTGAAAGACACTTTGGTGATATTGATCAAGCCATGAAGATGAGCGGATGTCAATTTAACAGCATGAGCTTATCCGTTGCACCTAATTCAATGGTAACTGGATCTTTTTCGTTGTTAGGCAAGGACATGGCAACAATCACGGCCACAGAAACGGCGACCTCTGCTGCCAACGCCAACCAGCCTTTTGATGGATTTACTGGGTCTATTACCGAAGGCGGGAGTTCAATTGCCGTTGTGACTGCATTGGAGCTGACTATCGAGAATGGAATGGAGCCTAGTTATGTGGTTGGGGATGACACATCCTTACAGTCGCCGCTAGGCAAGTCTACTGTCAACGGAAGCATTACAGCATACTTTGAAGACCCAACGTTGATTAACAAATTCATCAATGAAACTTCATCAACTTTAGAGTTTGTGTTGCAAGATCTTGATGGCAATCAGTACACTTTTGGCCTTCCAAATGTTAAGTACAACAGCGGCAATCCAGAAACTAGTGGCCCCGGCCAAATAACTGTAACCTTGGATTTTGTTGGTTTGTATGACTCCACAGTTGGAAGTCAATTATACATTAAGAGAGATCCGGCTTAATTTAAATCAAGGGGAAGGAAATGAAATTAGGAGATTTTTATACAGCAGATACTCACGATGAAGGCTCAGAAATAAACATCACTAATCCGTCTACGGGCGAGGTTAGTGATGTCTTTATTAAAGTTAAAGGCCCAGATTCAAGAGATTTTAGAAGTGCAATTATGCGTATGAATCGCAAAGGCACAGACTCTGATGAGGCTGCAATGATAGATTTGCTTGTCGAGATCACAACAGGTTGGCGCGGCGTTGTTGACGGAGACAAGGAGGTTGAGTTTAGCAAGGACGTAATTAGAGAGGTTTACGAAAAATCGCCAGACGTGTGCAGTCAAGTTATGGCGTTTGTTGGTGAACGCCAAAATTTTATGAAAGGCTAACGACTGAGCTTTTAGAATACGGCAAATGGAGCTTTTGGATTTCGGGATACGACCAAGGTTCTAAAATAAGCCGTTTAGAGTCTTTACAGCAAATCGCAAAGACACTCAATCGGAAGCCAAAAGAACTAGAGCAAGCGCCCACACTCAGAGGAGATTTGTTATATATTTGGTCGGCATTTGTGGCTTTGCAAAACTCTACAGAAGGGCCGATAAGCTATGAGTCTATCTGGTCTTATATGCAAATATATGGAGATCTATCTGCTTTTGAAATAGATGCAATTATTGCTTTAAGTAATTGCTACAGAAAAGAGGCGTCAAATGGCTGACCAACTTTCAACCCTGACCGTAGAGGTTAAAACAACCGGCGCACAAGAATCAAAAAGATCCTTGCAGGATATGGCTCAGAAGTCGGTCAAAGCTGAGACCGCCGCCAAGCAATACAGACAAGAAGCCGACAGGGTTGCAAGATCACTCAAGAGTGTAACAACCGCTCAAAACAGCACCAATCAATCTTTAAAAACCGCCTCATCGGTATACCAAGAAAACCGAGGCGGCTTTCGCGCAATGCGAGGGGCCACTCAGCAGTTGTCTTATCAACTTCAAGATGTGGCAGTGCAAGCACAGATGGGCACTGATAGTTTAAAAATCCTAGCCCAGCAAGGCCCCCAAATAGCTTCTATCTTTGGCCCTAAAGGAGCGATATTAGGAGCCATTATTGCTTTTTCCGCTTTAATTGGCGGGACTTTGGCAGACGCAATATTTGGCGCAGAAGAAAAAGTAGAAGATTTAGACGAAGCGTTAAGACGATTAAACGTCACAAGCGAAGAGTCTATAGGTGTATTTAAGGCGCTTGGCGACGAATTTGATCGGTACTCTCAGTCAAGCATTGCAGTTACGACTTCTGTTGCTGCCCGAGAAATACAAAAAGCTCAAAGAATTATTGATGCCTCTGCTGATACGATAACAGAGAGCATAACGAGTGTTTTACAGTCTTTTGATCTAGCCCCTAGCGCTATTGCTGGTCGATCTTTCAAGATTGTTGAAGACCAGTTAAAGCAATTTGGCGAGTCAATAGATGATTTTTTAGGAACAACATATCAGTACAAGCCCGCCTTTACTTTTATACAAGATCAGGTACAGAAATTACAAAAATCTTTAGGACTAAGTTCTGAGGAAGCGTTTAACTTCCTTAAACAAATTTCTGAATTTAAAAACACAAGATCTGCGGAATCCATGCAAGCATTAAATGTTCGCATGGCTGAATTGTCAGAAGCCACTGGCCATACCAACCAAGAGCTTTTGGATTTAACTGGCATTTTAGATATCAATGCTACTGCTGCAAGAAGAGCGCAGGGAGCTATTGATTTATTTAACAAGGTAATAGACGCCGGTACAGTAACGCCGTTTTTAGAAACCGAGCAAGAGCGACAAAGAGTAAAAGCAGAAAGCCTGAAGAAATTATTAGATCAGGAAAGAGCCTATACTTCTAGGCAATTGCAAGATGAAATAAAGCATCAACAGCGCTTGGGCGAGCTGCAAGATAAAGCCGCAGCGCAACAGTTAGATAGAGAGCAACGAATACAATGGCAGTTAAATAAAGATCAGGAAAAGAATGAAGCCAAACGTGCTCAAATAATAGAAAATTCACAGAAAGTTCTATCGGAACTTTATACCACGCAAAGCCCTGCCTATTTAGCTTTTATGAATCAGCAGGAGCGCATGAAAACTGCTTTAGACGATAGGTTAAGGGAGCAAGCGTCTTTCCAAGAAACTTACGATGCTGCTATTCGGCAACTAGAAGTTGATCGCACTAACTTCATTGAGAATGAAGAAAAAAAGCGGGAAATGGCCGCTACTCAAGCCGCCTCTAGGATGCTGCAAGCAGAAGCAGATAGAATGTATAACCAAATGAGCCTGCTTGAAAAATGGGCTGTCAATACTCGAATGGCTATTGACAACATTGAAGCTAGACAGCTAATGATGGCAATTTCTTTTGAGCAAAGCATGGCGCAGGCTTTTGAAGGGATACTTACCGGCACGATGAACGCCAAAGAGGCATTCTTAGAGTTTACAAGAGCTATGCTTAGATCATTTTTAGGCGCTATTGCCGAAATGATTGCCAAAAGAATCGCGCTTGCAACTGTCGAGAAAATTATCGGCAAGTCTACTGCATTTGCTGCATCAACCTACATGGCGCTTACCGCTCAAGCACAAGCTCTGCAAGCCGGTCTTGCCGCTTTCGCTAGCACTGCGGCAATCCCCGTAGTCGGCCCAGCAGCAGCACCGGAAGCAATGGCTTCAGCTTTAGCGGTCGCAAACCCAATAGCTAACGCAATTGGAGCTTTGTCATTGGCGGCAGCAGGATCAAGAGCAACTGGCGGTCAGGTTAGAGGCGGAGAATCCTACCTAGTTGGTGAAAGAGGCCCAGAGCTTTTAACTATGGGCGGGTCTGGTCGTATATCGAGCAACGATCAATTAAAGCAAGCGCTCGGTGGTGGTGGTGGTATTACTATAATAAACAACGTGGATGCAAGAGGCGCTGATGCAAGCGTAGATCAAAAGATTCGTCTAGCTATGAAGCAAACCTCAGAATCTACCACAAGAAACATTCAGAACTTGATGAAAAGGCGTAGATTTGTATGACCACTTTTGTATTTGCTA